AAAAGAATTTGCAACCGTTGAAAAGTTTGACGAAGTAGTTGCAAGTTTAGAAGGCAAAATTGCTACATTGACTGAAGCATTAAACAAAGTAGTTTCAAGTCTTGAACATCAAAGCGAAGCATTCAGCAAGACTGTTGATTTGGTAGAAAGAGTTGCTAACTTACCGAGTGAAGCACCTATGAATGTAGACCAAACTAAATTGTCTAAAAAAGACCAACAATTTGAGAATATCAAAAAATTTGCACAACAACTAAAAAAATAAAAAAATAAAATTATGTCATTCAACGTAACTGGTTTAACTAACTATACTGACGAGCAATCAACTGACTTGTTAGTAAAAGCATTATTTAGCGGTAAGACTGCTAAATTATTGTACGATGCTGGTCAAGTACAAGTAGGTGTAAAATCTGCAAGTGCTTTGAACATTCTTTCTTCTGATGTTTACTTCCAAACTGATGGATGTGGATATTCTCCAAGTGGTGTAACAAACTTCACACAACGTGTTATCACAGTAGGTAAAATTAAAGTTGAAGAAACTTTATGTCCTAAAACACTTGAAGCAAAATGGATGCAAACACAAATTGCACCAGGTTCACCAACTTCTGTACCTTTTGAAGTACAAATCGGTGCTGAAAAATCAAAGACCATTGCTGAAAAATTGGAAATTGCAATGTGGCAAGGAACAACTGCAACTGCTAACACTAATCCTAACACCAACAAATTTGATGGTTTGTTAAAGATTATCACGGATAGTGCTGCATTCGTAAGTGGAAACACTGGTTCAGTTACTGCGGTAACTTCTACAAACATTGGTACTGTAATTGACGCAATCTACGCTGCTGTACCAGCACGTATTGCTGATAAAGAAAACATTAAATTGTTTATGGGAATTGATAACTTCAAATTGGCTTTGTTAAACCTTAAGAATGCTAACTTGTTTAACTACGCTTTTGACGCTTCAACGGCTTTGAGTTTGGTTTATCCTGGTACTAATGTCGAAATCATTGGTGTAGGTGGTTTGAACGGAACTAACAAAATGGTTGCTACTAACTTGGATAATATCTTTGTTGGAACTGATTTGGCTAATGAAGAAGACTTCGCAAAAATTTGGTATTCTGAAGATTCAGACGAAGTAAGATACAGAATGACAATGAAGTATGGTACTCAAATTGCATTCCCTGACCAAGTAGTTTATTTCACACTTTAATATTTAGATAGATGCCTTGTTTATTAACCCAAAGTATTGCCCTTGACTGCAAAGATGCAGTTGGGGGTATTAAGTCGATTCACTTGGTGAATTGGGCTAAAACTGGATTCACAGTTGCAAGTGGCGAGGTAACTGCTACAACTATTGTAAGTGGTGACGTTTACACGTACGACATTCCAAAAGCGACTGGTTCAATGGCAAACACTACAAATGTAAGTGTTGAAAATGGAACTGTCTATAATTCTACAGACGTAGTATTTAGATTGCGTAGAATGTCAACTACCAAAAGAAACGAAATGAAGTTATTGGCACAAGGTAGAACTTTCTGCATTGTTAAAAATAACAACGATGAGTATTGGTTAGTGGGTAAAGAAAGCGGATGCGAAGTATCAGCGATGACTGCTAACACAGGTACTGCATTTGGTGATGCAAACGGATATGAAATTACATTACAAGCAATGGATAGCGAACAACCATACAAATTGTCGGGTGCAGTAGTTACAAGTTTAGGAATTTAATTATTGTTTTTCATATAGTGAATAGGGGGTGGTTTAATTACCACCCTTTTTTTATTGTAACAAATTCTAAAAAATGCTAATTTAGATATAATGCTACTACTTACAAAAGGAGAATCAAAGAACTGGTTTTTGACACTTACAGAAAAAGTGACAATTGCAAATCCTAAATTTCTATTTAGCATTACACATCGTCAAACTGAAAAAACGTACAACTTTTTATTGACCGATATTTCTGCATACAAAGACCGATATAATAAGTTTGCAATTAACGAAAACACATACAACTTTTTTGAGGGTGAATACAATTATGTAGTTTACGCACAAACTTCAAGTTCAAATGTAAACCCATTACTTGCCAACGAACAAGTTGAAGAAGGTTTACTAAAAGTTCAATTATCGGCACAAGCTGAAGTATACTACACACCAAGTTAATGGAAAAGATTTTAACCATACAATACACAAGTAAAACCTATTCACCAAGTGAAACGGCAAAGCAAACTACTTTGTCAACTAACAACGTAGCGTATAGTCCAAATTTAGTAGAACGGATTATTGAAAGTTGGGATGGTTATTTGTTAAGCAATTTGAATGATATTTTAACAACACAAAACGGGAACTACTTGGTATATGGCAAATAAAAACTTTCAAAACTATGCAGTTGCTGGTAACAATGTAGCGTTAACTTATGACAACGTAGGTGATACTGTTACTATTGACGTTAACGTAGATAAAAATGACGTAGGACTTGGGAATGTCGACAACACATCGGACATCAACAAACCAATTTCAACACTTGTACAAAATGCTTTAAATCTAAAAGAGGGTACAATTACTGCGGGTACAACTGCACAATATTATCGTGGGGATAAGACGTTCCAAACACTCGATAAAACGGCAGTAGGTTTGTCAAATGTAGACAACACAACGGATTTACTTAAGCCAATCTCAACTGCCACGCAAACGGCTTTAAATAGCAAACAAGACACAATCACGTTAACAACAACGGGTTCAAGTGGTGCGAGTACTTTTGCTGCGAACGTTTTAAACATTCCAACATATTCTTTAAGTGGGTTAGGTGGTCAACCATTAAACGCAAACCTAACATCGGTTGCAGCGTTAACCTATGCCTCAACATCATTTGTGAAAATGACTGCTGCAGGAACGTTTGCATTAGATACTGCAACGTATTTGACTGCTGAAAGCGATACTTTGGCAAGTGTAACGGGAAGGGGTGCAAGTACAACTACTGCCGTTACAATGGCTAAACTAACATTGACGGGTGCAGTTAGTGGAGTAGGTAATTTGTCAAGTTATACCGTTACTGCTGCGACTGGTTCTGCAATAAGCAAACAGATTACAAGTACACTTGTTGCAAGTGCGAATGGTGATGCACTTGTAGGGTTGGATATTTCTCCTACTTTTACGGTGGGAAGTTTTACGGGTGTTACAAGAATACCATTAAGAATGGTGTTTGGTTCTAATTATTTTGGAGTTTCAAATATTATTGCAGATGGTATAACAAGTTTACACGCAGCCGCACCTACAACAAGTAATTATTTTATTCGCAGCAATAATTCTAATATAATTTTTAATAGTCCCGCAACGGATGATATGTTTTTTAGAGTAGCCAATAACGATAGAATGCGTTTATTTGGTTCAACGGGAAACTTTCTCATTCAAAACGGAGGCACATTCACAGACGCTGGATTCCGACTTGACGTAAACGGAACTGCAAGAATACAAAACCAATTAACAACAACGGGTTCAATTACGGCTGCCTCTGCAATAGCGAGAGGTGTGTATATGAATCAAACGTTGGTTGCTGCTGCGAATGGTGATGTATTAGTCGGTTTAGATATTAATCCTACTTTTACAAATGGTGCGTTTACGGTAAATAATTATGGTTTAAGAGTAACTGGGAATATTGTACCAAGTGCAGATAATTTATATAGTCTTGGAACATCCCCTTTAAGATTTGCATCGGTAAATGGTTTTCAATCAATTTTTACATATTACTATGCACCATCTGGACAAGCATCTTTCTTTGGTTCATCTGCAAATACAAGTATAAATTTTCCAATAAATAATACAGTTTATGCACGTTTCCACGCAACAACGGGTAATTTTACACTACAAAACGGAGGAACATTCACAGACGCTGGATTCCGACTTGACGTAAACGGAACTGCTCGAATCCAAAACCAACTAACAACAACGGGTTCAATTACGGCTGCATCTGCAATAGCGAGAGGTGTGTATATGAATCAAACGTTAGTTGCTGCTGCGAATGGTGATACGTTGGTGGGGTTGGATATTAATCCTACGTTTACAAATGGTGCGTTTACGGGGGTAACGAATATTCCTTTAAGAATTAATGGCAATAATTCGGGACAAGGTATTACTTTTGTTGGTCAAAACTGGAAAATATTGAGTTCAGGAGGTGATATTACTTATAACGGTGGTGTTGGATTTGATTTTTCAGCTAATGTAGTTGCTCCTTTTAGGTTTTTTCAAGGAGCTGTAAATATTGCTCGTTTTCACACTACTACGGGCAACCTCACACTCCAAAACGGAGGCACTTTCACAGACGCTGGTTATCGTTTAGATGTCGTCGGTGCTGATTCTCGATTCAATGGAATACGTGCGGGATTAGGTGCGGGACAAGTGGCGGGTAATACTGTGTTTGGGGATACTGCGTTAAATAGTAATAGTGCGGGAACGGGATTGACTGCGGTAGGATATCAAGCGTTAAGAAATACTACGGGTAATCAAAATACTGGAATAGGTTATCAATCTGGTTATTTAATAAGCAGCGGAACAAATAATACTGGTATTGGTTTTCAAACTATTGCAAATACAACAACAAGTAGCAATAATACTGGTGTTGGTTCTGGTGCTTTATTATTTAATACATCAAGTGGCAATACTGCATTAGGTACATTTGCTGCACAAAATAATACAACTGGTTCCAACAATGTTGCAATAGGTTACAATACAGTAACTGGAAATTTTAGCGGTTCAGTTATTTTAGGAGTATCAGCAACCGCAAGCGCAAACAATCAATTTGTTGTTGGTAGTTCAACAGTAAATGCGGGAGCAGTAACAACGGCAACGGTAGTCCAAACAAAAACTTGGGACGTAATTATAAACGGAGTAGCACAAAAAATATTATTAGCATAACTATGACACAAATACAACCTATATTAATTCCTACAAAAGGCGAAGGAACAATCTTTCAAATTGACGCATTAAATTTTCCAATGAATCCAACATCAGTAGTTTTCTATTGGCAAGTTTTATCAGTTACAGACGAAACTTACACATCTGTTTTGCAAGGGAATTTAACAATGGATGCTGAAACTTATTCCCAATGGAATAACGATGACAATTTTGTAATCAATTGGGCGTGTAATTTGCTTAATTTTGTAATCATATGAAAACAACAACATTAACATTAGGCGAAATTTACACTCTTAATTTAGAGTTATTCGGTAACGAAAACAACAAAGGATTATTATCACAACCATTAACCTTAAAGGTAAAATATTGGTTGCAAAGGTTAGCTGATAAGTTAAAAAGTGAAGTGGCAACAATTGACGAAGTTCGTAACGGGCTTATCAAAGAACTTGGAACTGAAATAGACGGACAAGTACAAATCAAAACTGATAGCCCTAATTTTGTCAAGTTTCAAGAACAATACGTTGAACTTTTAGAAACTGAAAAAGAAATTAGTCACGCTATCTTTACACTTGACCAGTTCGAGAATTTAGAAGCAGCAGAATATTACGCAATATTTTTGAAATTGATTGATGAAGAACTTTAACGATACAACCGCAGAAGCTATAATGACGGCTACAATGATTAGTACTTTTACTCATTATGCAACATTATTGCAACCACTTGTTTCAATTACGGCTGGGTTGATTGCTATCATTTCGGGATTGTTTGCAATACGTTACTACTATTTAAAAACTAAAAAATGAGATTAAAAGGATATTTTCAACCAACACCAAAAAGATTTCGTGTACTCGGTGATTCACTTGCTGGTATGTCGTTATTCATTGCAAGTTTAAACGTAGACAATCCAAAGTTTATGTTGATTTGTGGCGTGTGTGGTGCAGTTGGGAAATTCATAACAAACTTCTTTACAGATGGAAAACAAATTTAACTTACACAGACTTTCGTTTTTAGACGATAGTTTACCGATATTCAAAGAAAACAAAGCAAAGGGTTATATGACCTATGGCTTGGATAATCTTTACCCACAAGAACTAATACGTTTATACAATAGCAGTCCTAAGCATAACGCTATTATTAACCAAAAAGCAGCATACATTGTAGGTGCAAACACAGATATAAAAGGTAAAAACACCGAAGATGTAGCAATTACCGAAGACTTTTTAGCAAATATTAACGCATACGAAGACTTTGAAAACCTTAAATCTAAATTAGCACAAGATTATGAGCTATTTGACGGATTTGCAGTAGAGGTTATTTGGAATAAAGCCAAGACTAAACCCGCAGAATACTACCATTTACCATTTCAAAACGTGCGTTTAGGAAAAGATTGTGCGTATTATAGCGAAGATTGGACAAACCAACGTGCAGAAATATGTGAATATCCATACTTTAACGCAAACACACGTGAGAATAAACAAGTATTTTACTTCAAATTGTATCGTGCTGGTCAAAAAGAATATCCTTTGCCATCATATATTGGTGCATTAAGGTACATTGAGATTGATAGTGAGATACAAAACTGGCATTTCAATTCTA